GCCTGCGGTGGAGCTGTCCTTTTTGAAGAAAGACGAGCAGGAAAACCTCTTTGCCACGATGGAGAGTGAAGAAGCAACGCCCTCACTCTCACAGGCACAGCGGATGAAACAATTAAGCCAGAGCGGGCGGCTTGACATGGATACGATATTTGCGATTATGACGGAGGAAAAGGGAAACCAGAAAGAAACCGTGAAAATCGGCATGGAAAGGTTAAAGAAATACTTCCCGAAAGGCACAACGCCGAAGCAGATGGCGGACACCATCATCAAACTTTTGGAGCGTGAATTGCAGAGGAAACGGAGCAGGGACAGCCGCTAATCTTCTTTTTTCGGATGGTAAATACAGAAAGTTGAGGTATGGAGAATGAAAGAAATCCAGTATGAGATTGTAAAAGAAATTGCCGTATTGTCTGCGAGTGACAGCGGCTATACAAAGGAAATCAACTTCATTTCATGGAATGGGAACGAGCCGAAATATGACATCCGCAGTTTTTCACCGAATCATGAGAAGTGCGGAAAAGGTATCACGTTGAACGCTGATGAAGCGGCGGCACTCCTTGAAGCATTACAGAAAGAAGTAAACAGCGGGATTGATGGAATCTGATTGACAGGGCGGGGCATTTCCAGACGTTCTCCTGCCCTGTCTGGAAAGGAAGATTTAAGTATGGGCGAGGATAAGAAAACAGATAAAAAGAGAAAGCGTATCGTGCCGAAAGCACCAGTGCAGATGATAATCAGCCGTGAATATGTCGGCACACAGACAGTCACAGAAGCATTCGTCCCGATTATCTCCGAGGATATTCGGAGGAAGATTGCCGAGGGCGACACCTTCGACAATGAGGGGCTGTCCGCTTAGAATGTACGCAATGGAACATGAAAACAGATAGGACAGATACGGAGGGTTTATTATATGGCAGGAATAAGAGCGAAAAATATGATTTATGATGTCGGCAATTACTGCCGTCTGTCGAAGGATGACGGGACGGACAATGAGAGTGCGAGCATCGCAACACAGAAATCCATCCTCACAGATTATGTAAAAAAGCAGGGATGGAATCTGGTAAAAACGTATGTGGACGATGGGTATTCTGGGACAAATTTTCAAAGACCAGCTTTTCAGGAAATGCTTAAGGACATTGAAAACGGTCTGATAAACTGCGTGATTACGAAAGATTTATCACGTCTGGGGAGGAACTATCTTGACTGCGGACTGTATCTGGAAGTGTTTTTTCCAGAGCATAATGTGAGGTATATAGCGGTCAATGACGGCGTGGACACACTCAATAAATCCGCTATGGACATCACGCCTTTCCGCAACATCCTAAACGAAATGTACTCTGCCGATGTGTCGGTCAAGATAAAATCGGCGTACCGAGCGAGATTTCAGCAGGGGAAATTCATGGGGACGACAGCCCCTTATGGCTATGTCAAAGACCCTGCCGACCATAACCATCTGCTGATAGATGACAAGGTTGCCCATGTGGTAAGGGAGATATTCGACCTTGCGTTAGCGGGCAACGGAATTGCCAAAATCCGCAAGCACATCAACAAACAGCATATCCTACGTCCCGCCGCTTATGCGGTCACGCAGGGGGCAACAGGCTATGAGCGGCACTTTGAAGATAACGAGGAGAACCGTTATATTTGGAGCGAGAACAGCGTAAGGGGCATTTTAAGAAGCCCGATATATGCGGGAAACCTTGCAGGCTACAAGCGGATTGCCGCCAACATGAAAAGCAAGAAACGCCCCTCTAAGCTGCCCGAAGAATGGGAAGTGATACCAGACACCCATGAGGGGATAGTCACGCAGGAGGAATTTGACACTGTACAGCAGCTTATTACAAGCCGCAGATTACCAGAAAACAAGGGCGGCTTTGAGAACATCTTTGCAGGCGTTATTAAGTGTGCGGACTGCGGCTATGCTATGCGGGCTATGAGTGCCAACAGGAGGAAACGCTCCGACATCATCGACTGCGTACAATATTCCTGCAATAATTATGGCAGATACGGTAATATCATGTGTACCGCACACAGCATTGAAGCGAGGGACTTGTTCAACGCTGTCCTTACCGACATCAACCGATTTGCGGATATGGCGGTCAATGATGAAAAGGCAGTGAGGGCGATTGAAAAACGACTCACGGAAACAGACCAGAGCAAGGCAAAGGCACTGGAAAAGGAGCAGAGAAAGCTGAACAAACGCCTTGCGGAACTGGACAGGCTGTTTTCTTCCCTTTATGAAGATAAGGTGATGGAGCGTATTACGGAGCGGAATTTTGAGATGATGTCGGGGAAATACCAGAAAGAGCAGCTTGAAATTGAAGCAAGGCTGAAAGAGGTAACGGAAACGCTAGGCGACAGCTATGAGAAGTCGCAGGGTGTCCGTGATTTCCTCTCCCTAATCCGCAACTATCAAGGAATTAAGGAACTGGACGCAACCATCATAAACGCACTCATAGACAAGATACTTGTTTCGGAACGTGAGAAACTTACAGACGGAACAGTACGGCAGGAAATCAAGATTTATTATAAATTCATCGGCTTTGTCGGTGAATTACATATCACACCCACAAAGAGGTGGACAGCGTTAAAGCCTAAGAATTGTACGGTGTGCGGTGTTGAATACGTCCCCGGCTCTGGCATATCGAAGTTTTGTCCAGAGTGCAGGAAAAGGGTAAGAAAGGTTCAAGGAACGGAAACAAAACGCAGGAGCAGGGAGCGAAACAGACAGGCATGTATTGAACTGTCCGCAAAAAATGACCGACTGACATTGAACAGCAGGAGGGAAGAATCTTACGACAGGGCAACCAGAATGATAAGGTCAAGATATTTCGTTATGTTACGGAAGGTACATTTGACAGTTACTCGTGGCAGCTCATTGAGAATAAGCAGAAATTCATCGGACAGATTATGACCAGTAAATCTCCGGTACGAAGCTGTGAGGATGTGGATGAAGCGGCACTTTCCTATGCGGAGGTCAAGGCACTTGCCACAGGCAATCCCTATATAAAAGAAAAGATGGATCTCGATATTCAGGTATCAAAGCTGAAACTGATGAAGGCAAACCATACCAGTCAGAAGTACAGGCTGGAGGATAACATCACACAACATTATCCGCATCAGATCGCCATTTTCAAGGAGCGTATCGAAGGCTTTGCCGCTGATATGAATAAATATGCGAAAAATAAGCCGGAGGATAAGGAGCAGTTCTTTATGCAGGTGGGTGGAAAATCATACACCGACAAAAAGGAAGCTGGAACTGCAATCATAGCTATGTGTAAGGAGATTAAAGGCATCAATGCCAGTGCGGATGTAGGTGAATATCTTGGATTTAAGCTGAATGTAACCTTTGATTCTTTTAACAATAAATTTGTGATGAATGTCAAAGGAGCCATGAGCCACCCGATGGAAGTCGGCTCTGATCCGCTTGGAAATATCACAAGAATCAACAATGTACTGGAAGCCATGCCTTCACAGCTTGAGGAAGCACAGATGAAGCTATCCAATGTGAAACATCAGCTTGAAACAGCAAAAGCAGAGGTAGACAAGCCATTTCCACAGGAAGCAGAACTTGCCGAGAAACTGGAGCGTCTGGCAGAGCTTAATTCTTTACTCAACATGGATGAAAAGGGCGATGATGCGATTGGCATGGATGACGAAGCCACGGAACCGGAAAAACCACAGGAAGATGTGAAAAAAGTGGATAACCGGGAGGAAGTGGTTGCGGATATGCCAATCAAGCAGAGCAATTTGGAAAAAGCAGCACCAGAAGGAGAACGCAGACTTGCAGACCGACCTACAGAACGGACTTCATTGCAAGAAAAACTCGCAGCAATGAAGGCAAGGGTGTCCGGGACACCTGCAGGAAGGGATGCAGTGGATAAGGCAAAGGGGAAAGATCAGATTTTATAAAAAAAGTTTTATTCCCAACTTTATTCCCAACCTGTCAGCACTATTCGGGTTTGGAATAAAAGCAGGATTATTAAAAATGTTATAGCAGTTGATGTAAAGGCAGTCAGTGGTGGCTGCCTTTTATCGTACAAAATGGAGGTCATTTATGGCAGAAAATAATACAGAAAAACAGCGTGTGCAGGAGCTTACGGATAAACTGGAGCAGGGATTGCAGGATTTATTCAACAGTGACAGTTACTGCAATTATCTTAGAACGATGTCAAAATTTCATAATTACAGTTTTAACAACACGCTCTTAATTGCGATGCAAAAGCCTGACGCTACGTTAGTGGCCGGATACAAGGCTTGGCAGAAGAATTTTGAGCGTCATGTAAATAAAGGGGAAAAGGCAATCCGTATCCTTGCACCTGCACCCTATAAAATCAAAGAGGAACGGGATAAGATTGATCCGGTTACACAAGAGTTGTTGCTTGATAAGGACGGAAATCCGCAGAAAGAGGAAGTAGAGATAACAATTCCGGCATTCCGGGCAGTATCCGTTTTTGATGTGGCACAGACAGACGGAAAGCCGATACCGGAACTTGCGGCAAAGGAGCTTCTTTCAGATGTGGAAGGGTATCAGGATATGATTCGTGCGGTAGAAGCTATTTCGCCAGTACCGATTGAACTGGAGGAGATAGCCGGAGATTCCAAAGGCTACTATGACAGGGAAGCAAAGCGGATTGCGGTACAGGAAAACATGAGCGAGAGCCAGACATTAAAGACCATGATTCATGAGGTGGCTCATTCCAAGCTGCACAGCAAGGAAGTGGAGCAGGATGAGCAGATGCGAAAAGACCGCAACACTAAAGAGGTGGAAGCGGAGAGCATAGCTTATACGGTATGTCAGCATTTTGGAGTGGACACTTCCGATTATTCCTTTGGATATATTGCCGGATGGAGCAGTGGCAGAGATACCAAGGAACTGAGAGCTTCCATGGATACGATACGGAGGACAGCTTCGGAGTTGATTACTGGGATAGAGGAACAATTACAGGAATTACAAAGGAACAGGGAAGTATCACAGGAACAGACAAAGGAAAGTATTCTCCTCATACAGAATACGGACCTTTCAGAGTTCAGTCTGCTTGATGTATATGGCATGGACAGACCGGAACTGATGCAGGCATTGTCAGAAATGACAGACGATGACAAGTTGAGCATACAGGCATATTTGGAAAGCAGGGGTGCATGGACAACGGAAATCGGCAATCAGGATTCCAGAGAGTACGGAGAGTATCATCTGGATGTGCGTTATAACACAGATACAGATGAGCTGATTGATATGAAGGAGAGAAAGGCGGTCTATGATAAGGCAATGGAGCCGATCAATGCCGATGATGTGGTTGTTAAGTTCGCTTCCATTTTTGAAAGCGAATGGGAGGTTTTGAAAATCACAAATATGTTGAGGGATGATGTCAGAAAAATGCTCAAAGATATGGCTTCTCTTGATGAAAAAGAATGGGATGGCAATTACCTTTCATATATGGAAAAACAGGGAGCGGAAATCACGTTACTTGCGTCCAGTAGTAAGGAATTAAACGGAAATATGCCGGACTTTTGGGATTATGAATACGATTTTGATGCAGGTCTGACGGATGCGGAGGAATTGTCTGTCATGCAACAGGCAGAGCATATCATTAACCGGTTGGAGCATGGACAGCCTGCCTTTTCCGATGATGAAAGAAATCTGATTGTGAATTATGCGTATAAGCTGGGGGATATGGAGAAAACAAGGGAGCTTGCAGAACATATCTATGCACAGGAAGTGGATGGAAATCAGGATGTTGCATTAGCAATGATAGATGCACAAGCAGAAATCGACGCACTTCCGGATAGCATGGTCGGAATATCTGAAATGCAGGAGTATGGCTATACATGGATTGAAATGCTTCCACTAACACAGGAAAGGGCATTGGAACTATTTGACCATGACTTGCCTGTGTATCTTTTGCATACG